GTTCGCCACAGCCTCCGGGAGCGGTGTCAGCATTGACCATGTCGATCGCGCGTGGCGCCGGCTTCGCAACCGCCTCGGCCTGCCGCCGGTGCGCGTCTATGACCTGCGTCACACTGCCGCCAGCATGCAAATGGCTGCCGGCGTGCCGATCGAGACTGTCTCACAGCGCCTCGGGCACCGGAACATCTCGACGACGGCGGACATCTACGGCCACCTCACTCCGGAGGCCAACCGTGCAGCTGCCGAGCGGTTGAATGAGTTTCTGCAGGCCTCGGCGACCAAACGGCGACCATCCGGGTCCTAACGGGGCGCATAACGGCTTTGTGGCGCGATTCTCTGACCTTCGGTTATGTGTTCGCAATCTATAGGTCAGGGGTTCGAATCCCCTCGCCTCCACCAATTTTCAAGCCCCGGGATCCGCTGTTGGAGCGGGTTCCAGGGTTTCTTTTATTCCGTTGGCGTCCGTAGGATTCCGCTGGATTCCGTATGATTCTTGCGAGTTCGGCGACCAAACGGCGACCATGCGATCACGCTGCGCCAGTTATGCCATCTGTGTCTTTCTCTAGGGGCGGCTCAGAGCGTTGACGGTGATCTACACCTGAGCGGCCCAGCACATGCCGCAGACATAGACACAAGTCCCGTAACTCGACAACGTAGGGCATCTGACGAGCAAGGAAGAGCGCCGGGGTGATTAGCCCCGGCGCTCTATCTGGTCAGCGATCCATGGTTCGATGTCTGCGGCCGTCCAGACCGGCCCCGTGGAGAGAACTTGCGTCGGTGGCGGCAGCTTCCCGCGCGTTCGCCACATTGCCACCTTTCGGCGGTCGACTCCGAGTGCCATCGCGATCTCGGCGACGCCGTAGAGTTTCACTCGGCGTCCTCCTCGCGCAGCCAGTCGAGACCGGCATCCGCGAGTGTCATCACGCGCACAATCGCCGTCGGGTAGACCAGCAGCGCACCGTCTGCGGCCTCCCAGTCGTCGTCCTCGGAAATGTCGCCTGCGAGTGCGACGACTACGACGTCCTTCAGGTCCGCGTGCCGATCGGCAAAATAGCAGGCGAGGTGCTCAAGCGAGTCGCAAACGCTGATTCCGCGCCGCACGTCTTCGGTCTCGCCCCGACCGCCGCATTCCGGACATTCCTCCGGGTACTCGGCGTCTGCGTCGGTCCACACCTCGCCGGATCCGTGGCAGGTGGCGCACTGGCGGTAGACTTCTCCGGTCCAGACGTGCGATGTCCAGTTCTCAGGGTTGAGCAGCTCCCGTGGGTCGCGGCTGCGCTCCTGGATCCGGTAGCAGGTCGTCATCGTATGCGCCTCCTTAGTCGGTGTACGGCCGCTTGCCGCAACGCGGGCAACGGTCGACGCCCAATGGGGTATCAGGGCAGAAACAGTAAGCGGAGCGGATGTCCTGGGCGCTGTCTGACCGGTTGAACCGACGTGCGCCATCCCACCGCCTGGCCGGGTAACCCTCCATCAGCTCGCGGCACCGCGGGCAACTGAGATCGAGCCGCCCAAACACTGGACCGCCGCACGTGTGCCGGGTAACCTGAACCTGAGACATGGACCACATCTCCTTGTCTCCATCGCCGGGGGTGTTACCAGCACCGCCCGGCTCTGTTGTCTGCGCCAACAGTAACACGGCCCCGTTGTCACTGTCAACAGCCCGCACGTCCCGTCTTGCGTGGCGTCCGCAGGACATCCGCAGGACATCCCGTTATGCAGCCCACCGCGCCTCTATGCTGTGGACAACCGAGAAACATCGTGAAACATCGGCCTGCCCGAAAATTGGTTTGCCCTCGCGTTCTTTCTTTAAGAGCAGCGCGAAAGTTGGCAGTCTTCTGTCACCTCGATGTCACCTAACCTGTCAGTGTCAATAGCTATTCATGCTAAAATGAGCCCAGCGGAAGCGCGGTGGACACCATCGTACCCCGCCGGAGCCGATCCGGAGCCGTGAGATGCTGCTGTGGCAGCCCGGTGCAGGACCTCGTCACGTATCACTCGCCACCAGGTCACCGCATCACTCCTCATCATTCCACGTGATCCGCTCTGCGACTGCGTTTCACCTGCGTCGTCATCACCACTCGTCTACCACCACCAGGTCATCGTTGGAGGTGATCCAGTGCGTACGGCGATGCAGCGCGATTCTCATGCATCACGGCGACGCACCCCGAACGCCACGCCAACACCAGCGACGACGCCTCGATGCCGCAACCTGCGTCCATCGACGGCCGTCCGACGAGCTCACACCACGGCATCGGTCGGCGACGCCACATAATGCTTGTTATCGGACTGGTAATAAGTAGGCGGCCACGGCCGCGACCTACCCCCGTCGACCTGCTGTTGACACGGACCGGCCTACCTGGACGACCTGGAGGCCGTGGATCGACCGCCCACGACGCGCGAACGGCCTCGTGCAAACCCCTTTGGCGGCGGCGACGTCGTCAAATATTTTTATGCCCCCTAGTCTCACGCGCGCCTTCTCCCCTACTCACTCCACCACCACCTGCAAACCCCCTGGGTATCATCGACGGCCGCCAGAGGGCGGCATTTTCTATTTGCTGGAGGTGCATTCGAGATGTCTGCTTCAGCGCCTCGGGTTCAGCTTACTGGCAGTAATGCGCAACCTCCGTCGTTCGTCGCTGGTCCTATCGTCGTCGGAGCCAGCGGACAATACAGCACACCCCCTGTATCGACCACTGGCCTGCCCGCCACATCATTCCATGCAGCGGCGAGTGTGACCGTGACTGCGACAGCTAACCTGAGGCTGTACACCATCATGCACGATTCCAGCGGATTCCCGCAGTTCAATGGTACAGCGGTAAACTTGGCAAGCGGAACGGGGACGCTAAGCATTGCAGACAATGCCGGGGTGTCGGCTCTCGGCGGTCTACAGGTATATGCCAACCTTATCAACGAAGACTCTGTCAACTCTGTGACAATCAACAAGATTGGGGTGTATGTGCATTGACCGCCGCGTGGATAGCTGCAAACCTCCCAGCGCCGGACAACAACGGATTCATTGTTGTAGCGACGGACATCGCCCGGCCAGGGGATGCTCTGGCGTACCCCGAGGCCACCCTTACCGCCATGACAACCTCAGACCCGCCGACCTACGCGGAACTCTGCGCGCTCTCCGTGGATCAGTCGGCATGGGGGCCGGTGTGGGCTCAGTGGAAGGCGCGTGGGCTAGTCTCATAGGGACAATCTTGAACAAACTGGGGCAAATGTCCACAACGCGGAGAGGTGTTTGAGCATGGCAGCAGCCAAGAAGCCGGCCGCGAAAACCAGGAAGGCCTCCGCGAAGAAGCCTGAGCGGGCGAAGGTGAAGCGGACCGCCTCGGGTGCCCTGGCCGCGTCGGCCCGCAAGGCATCGGCGACGATCAAGAAGGGCGGCAAGGCGCGGTTCCCGATGCCGGACAAGCAGCATGCACGGCTGGCGCTGGCCGATCTCTCGAAGGCCAAGGGGTTGACGAGCGCAGAGAAGGCGAAGATCCGGGCGCGGGCTCATAGCATCCTCGGCATGGGCAAGTAGCAGATGGCCGCGCCGAAGCAGGGCGGCAAGCTGCTGGACTTTGAGGGCGGCGAGTGCCGAGGATCGCTCGTAATCCACGTGCGCCAGGACGGCAGTTACTACGTGGAGGACACCGCGGGCCTCACGCACTGCGAAGCTGTCTACGTACTCGAGCGGGTGAAGCTCGCTATCCTGGCCGGCGAGATCAACGGATGGGCGGACCAGGACGACGAAGAGGACTGAAGGGGGTCCGGCTTATGGCGGAAGGGAAGAAAGGGCTGACTCCGCGGCAGATCCACGCAGCCGCCGTCATGGCAGACCCCGAGAACCTTGAACTGAGTCTGAAGCAGGTCGCGAAGAAGGCCAACGTGCCATACGACACGCTGCTCAAGTGGCGCGAGAACGACGAGTTTATGGAGCAGTCCCGGGACTTCGCCAAGCGCCAAGCCCGCGGCTATCTGCACCAGGTGTACGGTGCGCTGGTCCGGAAGGCGCTGAAGGGCGACAACAAGGCCATTGAGATGTACCTGACCCACTTCGACGGCTACACGCAGCGGTCCGTTGGTGGCATCACCGCGGGCGGCGGCGTTGTGCTGAACTTCGGAGCGGACGAGCTGTCGCCGCAGGAGCGCGAGCAGCTGAAGGCGACGCTGTCTCCGGACGGCCTGCCGCCTGCGCCCGAGCCTGCAAAGCCTGAGGAGTCTGCGGTGGCCGAGGAGGCGCCCGGCGATGCCGTATAGCATTGTCCACGGCTCCCCGCAGGAGATGCCACGATACGATTGGCTGGAGCATCAGCGGGCCTTCCTGCAGTGCCCTGCCAAGTATGTGGCGTTCGTCGGAGGCATGCGGTCGGGAAAGACGGTCGCCGGTGCCTACCAGGCGATCAAGCTGACGCAGCTCTACCCCGGCAGCAAGGGCCTGATCGGCCGTCTGACGGCGAAGGCTCTCGGTGAGACGACGCAGGACACGCTGTTCAAGATGATCCCGAAAGGGCTCATTGCCGACTGGCGATCGCACGAACAGCACCTGTGGCTGAACACCAGCCAGCCGAACGTGTTCAGCGAGATACTCTTCTACCACCTGGACGACCCGGGGCCTTTGGGGTCCCTAGAGCTCGATTGGTGGTGGATTGACGAGGCTCATGAGCCGGATGGCTCAGAGGTCCCGGAGACGACATTCAAGACCCTCCAAAGCCGCCTTTCCGGCCACAACGGCCCGAATCGCGGCTTTGTCACAAGTAACCCCGGCGGTCACGACTGGATCTACAAGTACTTCGTGACCAAGGAAGCGGTCCCGGAGAAACTCCACGACCGCTTCGCCTGCTTCACCGTGAAGACGTCGGAGAACTTGGCCAACCTGCCGGAGGACTATTCAGACCAGTACGCCCAACACACGCTGCCTGACGGCTCGCTGGATGAGTGGGGCCGGCGGTTCCTGGACGCCTCCTTCGACGTGTTCGAGGGGCAGATCTACCCAGGATTCAGCGAACGCACACACGTCCGCGTGCCGGAGCCGTGGAGGAAGAACGGGCATCAGATCCGTGTGGCCTCGCTCGACTTCGGCATCCGGAATGCCACATGTGTCCTGGACGGGTTCGTGGACTTTGAAGGCATCCTCTGGATCGACGACGAGTTCTACAAGCCCAACGGCGGCGAGGCAGTGATCCCGGACGCGGCTGCGTGGATGCGCGAGCGCGGCATTGACCGGCCCGTCGCCGACCCGTCCACGCAGAACCGGGCACCTGATGGGAAGTCGGTTGCAGACCGCTTCGCGCACGAGCACATCTACCTCAACCCCGGCAACAACACGCTGATGCTGGGCATTGAGGAAGTCCGCCGGCGGCTGCAGGAGCGCATCCGGCACCCCGAGGTCGCGGAGTACGAATACCCGATGCTCTGCATTCACCCGCGGTGCACACACCTCATTCGGGAACTCAAGCAGTATCGATGGGCGCCCGACAAGACGGGGACCAACCGAGAGCAGCCACTGAAGCGCGACGACCACGCGGCCGACGCGCTTCGCTATCTCGTGATGGCGGTCCGGTATGGCGAGCGCGCAGGGTTGCCGCGGCAGGCGGTTCGGGAGCCGTGGAACCGCGTTCACCCGGCGCGGGAGCTGCGGCGATCCGGTACCCAATCTAGGTATGAACGGAATTGGGGGTAGCACGATGGGAGTCCTGATCCTGGGCTGCGTGATGATCTTCGCGGCGTTCCTCGCTGCGCTCGGCGTGGCGGCCTTCTTCGCCCACCACTTCTGGCGGTTGCAGCGGGCTTATGAACAAGACCACGCGCGGCATGTCGCCTACGTCACAGGCAAGGTGCCATACGACCACGAGCCTCCCAAGCAGGGGGAACACGTCGCGCACGCCTTTGACGACCGGACCGAGGCCGCCATCGAGCAGGCCGTCCATGACCAGCTGCCCGCCGCTATCATGGGGCTCCGCGAGTAAGGGGGTGACGCAGTGGCGCTCACGGTAGCCTCGCTCCTCGGGCAGATGGACGAGCAGTTGGCGGCGTCGCTGCGCAACCGCTTCCAGTACGCCCGGGAAGCCCGGAAGCCCTATGACAAGAACCTCAAGCTGAACCTCGCCTACCTCGCCGGCCTGCAGTGGGTCGAGGACAAGCAGCAGCCAGACGTCTTTGTGGACCTGCGCGACCTGCCGTCGCCTTCGTGGCGCGCGCGGCTCGTCGACAACAAGGTCCTGGGCGTCTATCAAGGACTGCTGGGCCGCTTCATGGCGAGCCCCATCACGCCTGTTGTTACCCCTGTCGGGCCGGATCCACAAAACACGCTCGCAGCCCGGGCGGCTACCCGCATACTCCATCACCTCTACTCTCTTGAGGGTGACGACGGGGCGCTCGGGCTTGAGCACCAGTTGTGGATGCTCTATGGCTGGCTGATCGCCGCCGGCTGTGTCTATCTCTACGGCTACTGGGACCCGGACGCCTACGCCGAGACGATGGGCGGCCTGAAGCAGGTCGGCGACGTCCGGACATTGGTGCTTTCGCCTTTCGAGATCTTCGCGGACCCCGCGGCGGCGCTCTTTGATCAGGCCCATTGGTGTTTTCGGACAGTCGTCCGGAACATCGACGAGGTCAAGCTGGCGTGGCCGCAGGAGACGAAGAAGCTGCAGCCGGAGAGCCTCCGGCCGGAGATCCCCCTGCCGAACGGCAGCGGCTCCGCACAGCGCAGCGGTCTATGGCTCCGACCGCAGACCATCCGCGACAGCGTCATGCTGCGCGAGTACTTCGAGCGCCCGTCTTCGAAATACCCCGATGGGCGCTATGCGATCTACGTCGGCCAGGAGAAGCCGATTCTTCTGCGCTACGACGAGGAGCTCCCCTACTCTCACCGGCTGCCCATCCGGCAGGTCGGCTTCATCCGTCTCCCTGGCGCCAACAACCCGATGGGTGTAATCGACCAGCTGCGCGACCCGCAGCGCTACCTCAACGAGGTGCGGTCGCGGCGCATCGAGCACGTCCGTATGATGGCTGCTGGCAAGTGGATCGTCGACCGGTCGGCCAACATCGATAAGGACAGCATCACGTCGGAGCCGGGCGAGGTCATCTTCAAGGAGACTACCGGCGCAGTCCAGCACGTCTCTATGCAGCCGCTGCCGGAAGACGTTCAGATCGAGGTCCAAGAACTCGAGCAGTCCATTTCGCAGATCGCGCAGCTGCGCTCGCTGGGGGCGTCCGCCCCGGGCGGCGGCCGGTCGACGGCCGTCGAAGCGATGATCCAACGCGAGATTGAGGACCTGGCGCGGGCGCCGTTCTTTGCGGAGGTCAAATCCGTTTTGCAGCGGTTCTATCGCGATTGCCTCGAGATCGTGAAGACGCACTACCTGGAGCCCCGCCTGATGCGCTTCGGCAGCGGCATTGAAGCAGAGATTGACGCCTTCGAGGGCAAGGACCTTGAGGGGACTTGGGATGTGAAGGTCAATCTGAACACCCAGGGGCCGATGAGCAGGAGCGAGCGCATCCAGGTCGGCATGCAGTTCCTCGAACTGGGCATCTTCGGCCAGGCAGGCCAGGAGAAGACCATCGAGAGGTTCCTGCAGTTCACCGGCATGGGCGCGATGATGTCCAACCCGCCGGCGTCCGTTGACGCGGAGATTGCCGAGGAAGAGAACAGCGGCATGCTCGGTGGCAAGTCGTACACGCCGGGGCAGCTCGACAATCATGAAGTCCACCTGGAGCGTCACCTCGACGCGTTCAAGAAGGCGTCCATGGATCCTTCGAGCAAGCCTGCGGTACTCCAGGAGATGGACGCGCACATCCAGACCCACATGAAGTTCTACGGTGGCGCACTTCCGCAGCCGGGCGCGGCACAGCCGCAGCAGGCACAACAGCCTCCGGGGGGCGGCGGCAAAGGCGCCCCACCTCCTCAGCCGTCTCCCCAGCAGCCCGGCGCCCCGCCGGGGCCCGGACAGGGGGTGATGTAGATCCCCTACAAGTCGCGAGCGCAACAGGCCAAGTTCCACGAGCTGCTTGCCGAGGGCAAGATCAGCGCCAAGACCGTGAAGGAGTTCGATGAGGCCACCAAGGGCAAGTACGGCAAGCTCCCGGAGCACGTCAAGCCGCAGCCCAGGGGGCGGCCCAAGGCGAAGGGCAAGAAGAAGTCGGCGCCCCGCAAGAAGCGGGGCGCTTCGCGTTAAGGGAGGTGGATCGATCGATGGCAGCCGCGAGCAAGAAGCATCCGAAGCACCTGTTGCAGGTGGCGATCGGCGTTGACCCCAGCCAAGCCGGCGGCGCGCCGATGGCGGCGCACATGGGGCCGGGGGGGATGCCTCCAGGCGGCATGGGACCGGGAGGGCCAGGTGGCCCAGGAGCTCCGGGCGGTCCCGGAGGCGATATGGGGCAGGAGATCATGGACGTCGTGCAGACGCTCCAGCGGACCTTCCCCGGCAACCCCAAGGTGGCTCAAATCATTCAGGACCTCCGCGAGCTGATCGCCACGGGGGCACAAGGAGCGGGAGGTGCACCGAATGGCGGACCAGGACCAGGACCGGGACCTGCGGGCGCAGCGGGGGCTTAAGGGCGGCATGAATCTGCAGCTGTTCGCGGAGGGCGATCCGGGCGCGCCGCCGGCCGGAGTACCTACTGCTGATCAGCCGACACCGGAGCAGATCGCCCAGTGGCGGGCGGTCGCTGAGGACTTCGAAGGCCACGCCCAGCAGCTGCAGACGCGGGAGCAAGAGATCCAGGCCCAGGCGCAGCAGTTGGAGATGGCCCGACAGATCGACGAGGCCATGCGCAACGATCCCGCGTTCCGCGAGGCGTTGCAGGAGGCCTTCGCTCGCCGGGTGCAGCCCGGGCAGTCGGTCGCCACACCGACGGCGCCACAAGATCCGACGCAACTTGCGGCCCAACTGCCGCCCCAGCTTCTGCGGACGCTGCAGGAGTTCGGTAACCGGCTCGGCCAGGTGACACAGACGACTCAGGCTCTTGAGACGCAGCAGCGCCAGGGCCTGATCGAGTCGCAAGTGAGCGCCCTGTCCGCAAAGTACCCCTTCGCAGAGGCCGATCAGGTGGTCGACTTCCTGATGGAGTACCCGAAGGTCAGCGTCGAGGCGGCGATGGCCGCCAGCAATCAGCACTACCAGACCCGTTTCCAGCAGGCCGACCAGGCCCTGCGGGAGGCGCGGGCCCGCAATGCTGCGGGGGCTACGCTCGGGCCTTCGGGCGCGGCCGCGGCGCCCATCGATCGGTCGGCGCTCGCCACCCCGGGCGGACGCCGTGAAGCAATGCAGAAGCTCGCCGCGATCCTTGCGGCGCAGCAGAACGGAGGGTAATCGATGGCAGGTGCAAACGTCGCTGCTCTGGCCTATCTGACCAAGACGGTGTACGAAGACCCGGCGAACCAGATCGACACCGCGACCGTCCTCAACACCCTGTGTGCCAAGGCAAAGAGCAAGGAGAACCTCACCGGTAACCTGCAACAGTTCCCTGTGCGCATCGCCTACTCGGAGGCTACGGCGTTCCAGCCTGACGGCGGCTCGCTGCCGACCCCTGGGGTGCGCTCCGGCGCGCTGTCGCAGGTCTACCCAATGTACATGTACGGCACCGTGCAGGTGTCCGGGCCGGCCGCCGATCAGATCCGCCAGGGCGATGGCGCGTACGTCTCGCTTCTGCAGGACGAACTCGACGGCATGATGGAGAACCTCGCGCTCGAGAAGAACCGCGCACTGTTCAACGACGGCAGCGGCGCCATGGGCCAGGTCGGGTCCACCGGCGGCAGCGGCCCCTACACCATCACGCTCTCAGCCGGCACCAACCCGTACGTCTTCCGCCAGAACATGAGCCTGACGGCCTACACGCAGCGCACTGGCGGCTCCCAGCGCGTTGGCGGCCCGATGATTGTTCAGAACGTCGACTACGGGAACGGCATCCTGACCGTCAACACGCTCTGCACGTCGCTGTCGGCGAACGACTACCTGTTCAACGCCAACTCGGCGTTCAACAGCAACTCGGGCGCAGCGTTCCTTGAGCCGATGGGGCTCCTCGGAATTGTCGACGACGGCACGTTCGTTCCGACCCTCCAGGGGCTCGCGCGCTCGAGCTACCCGATCTGGAAGGCGCAGACGTGGGGCACCTGGGGCGGCTCCTCGGCGCTGTCACTCGCGCAGATCCGTCAGGCGTTCTCGCGCAACGGTGCGATGGGCGGCAAGGTCGACTACATGATCTCGACGCCTGGCGTCCGCGATGCTTACGTTGCGCTGATCGAGCCGGACCGCCGGTACGTCGACACAGAAGACATCGACGGTGGCTTCAACGCGGTCGCCTACACCAACGCCGGCCGCAAGGTTCTGTGGGTCGTCGACAAGGACGGTCCGCGCGGCGTGTTGTTCGGCATCACGCTCGAGCAGCTGGAGAACTTCGAGTGGCGTCGTCTCGACTGGGACGACCGCTCGGGCGACATCTGGAAGCAGGGACTCACCGGCTCCGGCTCCTACTCCGACGCCTACTGGGCGATGGCGAAGGCGTACTGGCAGTTCGGCACCCGCCGCTGCAACAGCCACTTCCGCATCGCGGGGATCCAGGAGGTCGAATAGCATGATCAACAGGGCGAATCTTGATCCCCTGAACCCTGTTGCGCAGATGGCGGTGCCGATTAACCTCGGCACCGTCTCCGCTACCGCCGGTGACGTCGCAGCCTTCCAGCTGCCTTTCACCGCAAGGCTGAAGCGCATCGATCTCTACTGCTCGGCGGTCACCGGCACCACGCCGACGCTCGCCGTCACGGCCACTGGCACGATCAGCGGGGCCCTCGGCACGACCTCGAACCTAACCGCCGCAGGGCACGCGAACCTTGTTACCAGCGAGTTCGACGTCGCCACCGCGCGTGGTGAAACGATCTACCTTGGCGTCACCGCTGGCGGCGGCACGCCAGACTTCAGCGGCGTTCAGGCTGTGCTCTGGTTCAACCTCGCCGACACGCGCGATGTGGCAGGAACGGTCCAAGGGACGAGTTACTAATGCTTGGGCAGAGCCTACCGCTGCTGTTGCTGAAGGGGGCTAGCGCCAGCGGCGACACCTTCACAGCCCCCGTTCCCATCGGCAAGAATGGCACCGGCTCCCCCGTGGACCTGCGCGACTGCGACGGCGGACTCCTCATGCTCGACGTGCAGGCGCTCGGGAGCGCGGACACGCAGCTCACCGTGAACCTCATGTGCCAGGATCCGGTTCTCTCGACGCCGACCACCCCGGTTTGGGTGCAGTGGAACACGTTCGGTACGGTCACGGCGACCGGCCCCGTGGCGCTGCCGGTACTCCCAGGGGGGATCCCCGACCAGACGGCCGTCCAATACGTCATCAGCGGCACCACTCCGAGCGTCAACGCAGCGGCTTGGATTGCCGCGCGCCGACGGTGACCCGCGACTGCCCACCGGACTTCCGGCGTCTCCTACGCGAATACGACCCCGATGCCGACCTGCGTTGGAATCCCACCGAATGCGTGTGGGTGCTCTGGCGCAGGTCGCGCGGTCAGTGGTTCGAAGAGCTCGTGCTGGGGCCGGAGGATCCCGGGGAGTGGACCATCGAGTACCTCCATCAGCGCGACATGCACCGACTCCGCGGCGGGTTCAAGGGCTACCGCCAATGGCTCAAGGAGCGCGACGCGCAGCGCATGCAGGCCCGTAAGGCGGCGAACCGCCAGCGCATCGCCGACGTGGTACACGACAACTGGCGGCACCTGAAGCCGATGCTGCGGGACGACATCGAGATGCATACCGCGTTCACCGTGCAAGGATTGAGGAGGTGAGGCTGTGCAGGTGACGGACATCATCGCTCGAGCGCGCAGCCTCACCTACAATCAGTCCTCTGCCAACCCCCAGGACAGCGACATCATCAACATGATCAATCAGGCGCAGCAGGCGATGGTCGGGTGGCTGCTGACGCTTCAGCCCGACTATCTGCCTGATGTGCAGGCGACCGTGGCCTACATTTCGGACCAGCAGGAATACCAGCTGCCAGCGGGGCTCTCGCAGATCCAGCTCGTCGAAGTCACGGACCTGGGCTATCCCCTGAGGCTGAAGGCCAGCCACTACACGGCGCGTGACTACTTCCTCGGCCCCGGGGAGCCCGACCATTACTACTGGCGGAACGACTCGACGCTCGGCAACCTGATCGGCTTCCTGCCAACGCCGGGCCGTGACGGGAACGGCAACAATGTGACGATCACCTATACCCCGGCGGTCGCAGACGTGGCGCAAGACACCGACGTACCAACGATCCCCCTGGAGCTTCACCCGGCACTTGTGTATGCCGTGTGCATGCTCATGCGGGAGCGCGATCAGCAACCGGTGCAGGACTTCGCCGCGCTCTACGACGACCAGTTGACCAAGTACACATCGTTCATCCTGCGTGGCAGGGGCGACGAGAGGAGGCGCGTCCGATGGCGGCCGTGATGGTGACAATCCAGAACTCCAGTGAACATCCCCTGACCGGAATGCTTGCCGGTGTAGAGGTCCAGCTTGCCCCTGGCGAGCGGCGCAGCATCCCGCTATCGGACGCGTCGATCCTGCTGCACCAGCTCCGGAGTCTTGGCTTGAGGATGGTGAGCGACGATGTCAGCGAGGCGTGCGGCGAACAGCATGGGCCTCGCGTCGAGGCTCCAGAGCCGAGCAGCGTACGGCGGGTGGAAGATAAACAGCTGGGCCGACTTCAGCGGCGGCCTCAACCTGCGCGTCGCCAACGCCGAACTCCAAGATAACGAAGTCGCGGCTCTTTCGAACTTTTCGCTCTCCGACGTCGGGCGCCTGACGAAGCGGCCGGGGCTTCAAGCCCTTACTACGACGCTTCCGGGTCCTGCGCGTGCCATGCTCATTTGGCAGCCTGCCGGCGGTGCGCGCACGCTCTACGCCGTCTGCACAAGCAGCGGCGTGGGTGTACTCGTCTCCGTGGATCTGCTTAGCGGCACAGTGACGCAGATCGGCAGCGGACTCACGGCGACTGGACAGCCCTGCATGCTGGCGCTCGCCGGCTACCTCGTCGTGTTCGATGGTGGCGCGGGCGGCGGCTGGTTCTACGATGGGACCACGTTTGGCCCCTTGGGCGTCACCGCGCCGACGGCGGCCGTTACTGCGGCGGCGAGCGGTTCCTCGGGAAGCGGCAACCTCAACGGCACCTATAACTACTACGCCACGTTCGCGCGCGCCAACGGCATGGAGTCGAATCCGTCGCCGGCCGGGAACACGATCACCTGTTCTCACCAGGCCGCCGCGCTAACAACTATCCCGATCTCCACGGATCCGACGGTCACAACCGTCAACCTCTATCGCAATGGCGGCACCGTCGCGGGCGTGGGCATCAAGGTTGGCAGCGTAACGAACGGCACCACGACCTACACGGACAATCTGGCTGACGCCTCGATCCTGGGCAACGAGATCTTGGCCTTCACCAACGAGGTGCCTCCTGCGGGGCTCGCGATCGCTGGCGTCTATCAGGATCGCATTTGGGCCTCCACCGGACAGGACTCGAACGTCTACTATACCAGCGTGCTGCAGCCGTGGGCCTGGGGTGATGGCACCTACTGGACCGCCGTCTCGCCAGACCAGACCGGCAACATCACCGGTATCTACCCGATCGCGCAGCAGCTCATGATCTTCAAGCCGCAGTCCGTGTGGGCTTTGAACGGTCAGCCGCCGACGAACTATACCATCTCGCAGTCCGTCGTGCCGCAGGGATGCATCGCTCCTTGGTCGATCGCCATGACGCCTGCTGGCGTGACGTACCTCGCGCAGGACGGCCTCTACTGGACGAACGGCTACACAGGCGACGTGGTCCCGGACGATCAGGAGCCCCAGCGCCGCAACAAATTGGAACCGCTGATCGTCACCATTGACACGTCGCAACCGGTCCAGGCCGTGTACTTCGACCGGACGTACTATCTGCTCTGCACAGTGAACGGCACGCAGGAGTGCGTCGTCTTTGACTACCGGCACGGTGCATGGACGCTCTACACCTGGGGCGCGATCTCCGCGTGCGTAGATCTCTTGGCCGGCCGCGTCTATCTCGGCATGGCGGGGAGCAGCACCGTGGCGATCGCCAATCAGGGGACGTCCGACCTCGGGCAGCCCATCGCGGCGAGCGCGACGACGAAGCAGTTTGTTCTGCAGAGCGCAGGCATGAGCAAGGCGTATCACACGTTCTGGCTTTCAGGCGCAGACTCGTCGGCGCAGCCACAGGTGACGGTCTTTGTGGACGACCTCCTGGTGCAATTTCAGCAGAGTTGCGTGCTGACCGACCCGAACGAGCTGATTTGGGACGAGGGGAACTGGGATGAGATGAACTGGGGCGGCGGCTCCATCGTCCGCAACTCTTACGGCATCCCCGACACTATGACAGGCCTCCGGATCGGCTTCACGCTCCAGGAATCCAGTATCTACTCTCTCGCCATTGAGCAGATCGATTTGCAGTGGCGCGTGGACAAGGTGGTGTATTGAGATGGCACAGTACCAGTACCCCGGCGATCTCGCTGCAAACACCGTAGCCCGCGCGTCGGACGTCAACGCTCGAGTGCAGGGACTCATGGCGGCTGCCAACAATGTGGACGGCACGCAGATCCAGTCTGGCGTGGTCGCCCTGCCGCACCTGACTGCGACACTGGCCGCGCAGGTTCTGCAGTCTGGAGTGCTGCCCGCATCCCCGGCGACCTACCAGCCGTGGATCGATACCGGCGTGACGGGCGGCGTCCTAAAGCACTGGACCGGAACGGCGTGGCGCGTGTACCCGGCACTCGACCTCGCCAACGCCTTCACGGGCGCCAACACGTTCAGCCAGATCCAGTCCATGCTGGGGCTGCTGCTTACAGGGCTGACGGGCGCGACAGGCACCGGGCGCTTCGTGGGGTTCACTGCTGCGGCAGGCGCACCGACGACGGGGACATTCGCGGTCGGCGACTGGGCCTTTGACAGCTTCACCCCGACCATTTGGGTGTGTATTACGGCCGGGACGCCAGGGACTTGGGGGCCTCTCTACTTCCCTGATCGGTATATCCCCCTATGGATTTCTTCTGGTACGTATGCCGTAATCACCGCAACTGCAGCCGGGACCTACCTGGAAAAGTCCATTAATAGTGGGGTTACCTCGGGGAACGGCCGGCTCTTGTATACAGTCCCGGCTTCGGCGTTGACATTGCAGCGATACGCATTTGAAGCAACGTTGTGGGGGGTCGGCGGCGTCGTCGTGTATGCCGAGCTTTGGGACTTGACCGAGGGTACTATGGTCACTGGATCCCAAATCACGGTGTCCGCAACACAGCCAACAGTGACCCGGTCTGGATCGTTTACCCTGACGCCGGGGCACGTTTATGGCGTCACATGTTGGACTTCCAATTCCTCGTACGCGGCCTACATCACCGACGCTTCTCTGATCGTCCAGAACAGGTAAGCCCATGAGCTACAACCAGGACCCTTCGCTGCTCAACGAACTCGCGCAACTGCAGGGTGCCGACCCGGCTGGCCCATTTCTGACGACTGCTCCGGCGACAGCGGGGCAGATCTTCTCCGTGCAGCACGGCCTGGGGCGTCTACCTCGCGGCTGGGTCGTCATCTACAAATCGGCGGCCTGCGACGTCTATGACGCCGGGCTGAAATGGGACGCCCAGTATATCTACCTGAAGGCCACGGCCGCCAACACGATCCTGCAGTTGCTGATCTACTGAGAAGGGAGATGCGGAGATGGCACTTCAAAGCGGCAGCCAGCTCATTACGACGCCGCAGAAGCCGGTGGCCCTGGCGCCAGCGAAAAGCACCTATGTGCCGCAGCATCTAGCGGCGCTGGTTGGCGGTGGCGGCAACGGGCCAAGCGTGACGAACTCAGCGAAGCTCAATAAGCCCGCAACGAATACGGCCGCGAACTTCGCCCCAGCAAGCAGTGTTCCGTCGGCCGCTGCCGCTCCGGTCGTGGCTGCACCCTCGACGAGTTCCGCGCTGGCGAACTCCAACATCAACCGTGGCCTGCTGAACGCGGCGGGCATTGCGTACGCGCCAGTTGGGCAGCCCGCGACTCCAACGGTGGCAACGCCAAATACCTCGTCGGGCACTAACAGCAGCCCCTCGCAATTCGCCTCCACCAAGCTGACGGTCGGTGGCACGACGGTCCCGGTCTATAGCTACCAGGGGCAGCAATGGATCACAGCACAGGACGCCGAGGCGCTGTGGGGGCCGAGCGCGACCGCAGGCCTCACGCCGCTCAGCAATGGCCCGGGCGGCAATCCCATCTACTCGGTAACGGCCGCGCAGAACGCCTACAACCAGAAGATCGCTGCGCAGAACGGCGTCAATGCGGCTGGTAACGCGGGCGGCGCGAACTCAGACAATGGAGCCGCGGCCGCTGGAACTTTGGCGGCCGGCGGCAGTGGTCTCAACTCGTCCGTGACGTCGGCGCAGGGCCTGAACAGCCAGACACAGGCCGACGCCAACGCGGTGTACCAGGAGATGCAGAATGCGTTGAACGGGTTGTCACCGGCCAGCCAGACGGCGCTGGGGCAGAACACGCTCAACCAATACTCGGCCAACCTCATGAGTCAGATGCAGACGGCATACCAGAACAACCTCGCGCAACTCGCCTCGCAGGGTATCGCCCAGGGAGGCGCGCCGCAGGCGACGTACAACAACCTGCTCTCACAGGTTCTTGGGAACACGGCCAACGAGCAGTCCACACTGGCGAACGACGTCCTGCAGAATCAGACGCAGAACGCACTGGCGCAGGGGACGCTCGGCAACGAGGCGCTCAACGCCGCGAACCTGCCGTACCAGCAGCTGATGTCGCTCGCCGGCCTGCAAGACACGGCCACCAACCAGAGCGGCGCGCTGTCAGGCGGCCTTGCGAACACTGACTATGGCCTGATGAGCCAGCTGATGTCCGCGTTGACGGGCGCCTACAGTTCCTCTTCTCAGCTCGGCACGTACCAGCAACTGCTGAACTCCATCCCGTCTCTACTTGCGAGCTACCTTGGCAACGGTTCGCTGACCGGCCTGAGCAGCATGGGGTACTGAGATGAAGATCCTCATTGTCTCTGCGCTGGGCGAGTCGACTGCGGCTGCCCTGCGCATGATGCTCGACGGCCACGACGTGAAGTACTACATCCACACCAAGGACTCTCAGGACGTTGGCAAGAACATGGTGGATCGCGTTCGGTCCTGGGAGGACCTCGTTCCCTGGGCGGACATCGTCTGGTTCGACGACGTGGAGCAGGCGGTCACCGGCCGACAGGCCCGGTACGGCGGTGGCCGCTGGGCAACGCAGGTGCGGCAGACCGGCAAGCCGGTCGTCGGCGGCACCGAGCTAACGGATCGTCTGGAGAACGACCGAATGTTCGGCCAAGAGACGCTGAAGCAACATGGAGTCGACACCGTCCCGATGTACCGGTTCCACAACTTCCAGACCGCGCGCCGCTACATCGAGAGGATGGGCGGCGCGTGGGCTATCAAGCACAACGCGCAGGTTGACAGGGACTTGAACACAGTCTGCTGGAAGCCGGACGCCGCGATGGGCTTCCTGGATTGGCTCGCGGAGCACTGGCAGGCGCTTGCGCCGGGCAAGAAGGTGGACTTCGTCCTCCAGGAAGCCGTGAAGGGAGTCGAAATCGCCTGCACGGGGTTCTTCAACGGCACGCACTTCAGCCCGTACTTCCTTGTCAACCAGGAGTACAAGAAGCTGATGGACGGCGACGAGGGGCCCGCGACAGGGCAGATGGGCGAAATGGACCAGGTCCAGTACATGCCGGACCTCGCCACTCGCACCCTCGGCCGGCTGACTCCGCTACTCGCCAAGGAAGGATTCACCGGCTTCATCGATGTCAACGTGATTGCGACACCGAGCCAGACGGTGCCCCTGGAGTTCACCGCGCGCCCCGGCTACCCCACTCTGTGGAGCTGCACGGAAGCGCTCGACAGCGACTTCGCCTCCTGCCTCCAGTGGATGTCCGGTTGCTGGCCGCTGGCGCCGCAGTTCACAAAGGACTTCCTGTGCAACATCGTGATCGCCTCCGGCACTTGGCCGCGGGCCGACGACGAGGGAAAGAACGACGGCTTGATGCTGAAGGGCGTCAAGGACGTCGGCGTGAAGCACGTCCACCTTCTGGATGTGCAAGTCAACAACAAGGGCGACATCATGTCGGCCGGCCCCATGGGCATGATGTGCGCGGTGACGGCCCGGGGGCGCGACCCGGAAACCGCGATCAAGATGGCCTATGAAACTGCGAAGCACCTGAAGGTGGTCCCCTATCGCATCATGCGACACGACATCGGCCAGGGTTTCGTGAAGGACATGGCACGCCTGGCATCCTGGGGCTGGGTCGACTTCGATCAACCCCACCCGGGCGCCGGAGAGGACGGAGATGCCGAATGAAGGGCGTGCTGCTCACCGCAGACCTCTACGGTTGCGCCTACTGCCCCGGCGAGCAGAAGGAACTCACCCCGCTCTCCATCCGCGCGGTGGAGCGAGCAGGACTGCATGTTCACGGCCGTGTCGGCTGCTCGCTGAAGCAGGCTGAATGGGGTAACGCCTACGGGACGTCGGAGTTGACGCTGATGATCCCGCTGCGCGAGTCGCACTGTGCCATCCACACGTGGCCAGCAGAGGAATATGTCGCTATCGACATCTTCACCTGCGGCGAAGAGGCGGATGCGACAGCGGCGATCTCGCAGCTCGTCAGCGTCTTCCGACCGGAGCGCGTCGTGCCGCACCGACTGGAAAGGGGGACTGACTGATGGCTGTCACGCCGGTTCCCTCGATGGCCGGCATCGGCAACGCGTTCGGGCAGCTGCCACAGCTGGTTGGCACCTCTCAGGGCCAGCTCGCTGCGGCGCAGGCTGCGTATCAGAACATGATGCAATTGCTGCCGACGCTCATTCAGATGTACCAATGGAACCACCCGAGCACCTACCAGCAGGCCGAGATGTCGGCCGATCAGGCGCGCGCCGGCTACTACAACGAGCAGACCACGTCCGATCAGCAGAAGAACCAGCTGGCCGCGCAGCAGGACCAGTTCAACGACACGCTCAATGCCGCGAAGCTGCAGACGACGCAGGCCAACACCAACAGCGAGATCTCATACCGCAACGCCGAGGCACAGATTGCCGGGCTACGGGCGCAGATCAGCGCTGGCGACTTGGCAGTGGCGCAGCAGAACGAGCAGATCAAGCAGCAGACGCTGGGCCTCGACGCGCTGAAGGCCTCCGACCAATCCAGCTACGACCAGCTGGGGCGAGCGGTCCAGGTTTACACGGCTGCTCAGAACCGATACAACAACGCTTACAAGAACGCCTTGACCCTGTACGGCAAGGCGTATCCGACTGGCGGTGGCCCCAACCTGGATCAGTTCCTGAAGCAGCAGAAAATCGTGCTGCCATCCCAGCCAACATGGAACTGGGCAATGAGTCAGGTAGGCGGCACAGCGGCCACACCGAAAGCGCCCTCAGCCCCAACGACCCCCACGCCAAAAGCTGCGGCCCCGAAAGGCACTGCGCCGAAGGCTGCAGCACCCAAGACGGCCAAGCCGGGCGCGCCCCCCAAGAGTGGCGGGGGCACCAATCCTGGCCTATAGGAGCGTGATCGCATGCCCGGTGCACCATCGTTTGCGCAGCCTGGCCTGCGGCCACTCACAGGAGCTAGCGGCCGGAAGGTTGCACAGGTGCTCGACCACATCAACACGTCGAATAATGCGAGCTGGGTGAAGGGCGTCAAGCAGTGGGTCGATAGCAATGCCGATTACATCAAGGCCACCTACGGTGGCGACGCCTACGCCCAGCTGAGCGACGCGGTCAACGGCCGCATCGCGAACTTCGACATCAAGGGCGGCAAGTCGGCGGCGCAGGCCCTTCCATCGCCGCTGACGCCGCATCCGTTCGAGGCCGCGCTGAACTTCATCAACCGGCCCGGCGAAGCGATTCTTGGCGGCATGGATGCCTCGCTCAAGACTCGACCCAAAGGCGAATCGCTGCTCCGTTGGTTCGTAGCCCCCGAAAAGCAGAGCGCGCAGTCCAACAAGGCTGTGCGCTCTGCCGTCACGGGAGCACTCAAAGGTACTCAGGCGATCCCGGGCGGCGAAGTCGTCAGGGACATGGGCAACCGCAGTGGCATCGCGCAGGCAGTGCTCGGCACAGGTCTGGAGTTCGTGACCAACCCCCTCACGTATGCACCACTCGGCGACATCCTCAAGCCGCTTAAGGCCATCGCCGGACCGATCGCGGATGCGTTCGCGCAAGACGGCGTGATCGACACGTCGAAGCTCTCACCCAAGGCGGCGGCCGCAGTGGAGAAGGCGTATGGCGCCGCGCACGAATTGGGCTACCAGGTGGAGCGGCGATTTGCCCGCTTCGCCTTCTTCCCCAAAGCCGCGAAGGAGATCTGGCAGGACCGGGATGCGACCACAGCAGCCCGGATCAACGCCCTGCATGATGCCGTGAAGTCAGCCATCGGCGACTACGTCAAAGCCACAGGGAAAGCCCTGGGCAAGGACGACGGCGACGAGCTGATGAAGGGCGTCACCTATCACGTAGAGGACAAGTACTACCGGCCGCAGCTGCTGGCGATGGGCCGTGAGATTCCGAAAGGAACGCAGTTCGCCGAAGGGACCCCGGAGTACGACCTCGCCGAGAAGCTGCACGCCATCACCCAAGACGTCACGGATCCAGAAGTAGACCTTGGCCTACGCAACAAGGATCTCCCCGGTTACGTGCGCCACCTGAACCTTGATTACCGCCAGCCGACGATGTACGGCACGCTGGGCAGCGAGGCACAGGGGATGCTGCACGCGCAGCAGTTCAAGCAGGCCCGCTCGCTGCTCGACACCGTAGAGCACATGAACGCCGAGGGCGGCAACTGGGAAGCCAACTGGCTGCAGTCGATGGGGCCACGCCTCGAGGCGTCCATCCGCAGCCAAGAGACGCAGACGATGATGAACAAGCTGCTCGCCGGCGCCCGGTACGTCAGCCCGAAGGCGATGCGGAAGCTGGATTACTCGGCGCTCGCCAAGGCCGGGCAGGGCGTCTATCGGGCCGACTCGCTCAGGATGTTCCCGGCGCAGATGCTCCAGAATGCGCTACGGTACCTGAGCCCTGAAGAACTTGACTCCACCTCGACCGCAATCGAGTCGCCGACGCTGATTGCCATCCACCCCGGCGACATCAAGAGCGGCGTCGCCGTGGCGCGCCAAGGTGGCTACATCCTGCCGCGCGCCGTAGCCGACTCGCTGCGCGAGACCGGGCGCCGCTACGTGCAGACCGGCCTATCGGGCATACTTGACGAGCTCAACGGGGCATGGAAGTGGGGCATGACCCGCTTACCTTTTTTCCACATGCACAACATCTTGTACAACGCGTACCTGGGCGACGGCGGCATGCTGCTCAGCAAGCGTTTCTACCAGGCCATCCAAGATGTCGCAAAGCCCGAAGACTCGGAGATCTACCAGCGCGCCGTGAAGTCCGGCGCCATCTCGGACTGGACGGAGCCGCTCGTTCGCCCGTCGCTCGAGCGTGACAAACAGGTCCTGCAGTCCATCCAACGCCTGGGCGGCAAGCAGCCAAACGTCCTGCAGAAGGCCGGCCAGGTGATGCAGGACGCTCTCTGGCAGACGGACAAGGTCATGCGCGTCTCGCTGTTCCGCAAGGCGCTGGAGAGCGGCAGCACCGACCGGGAGGCCGCGAACTTCGTCAACAAGTTCATGGTCGACTACCGCGACCTGACGCCGTTCGAGCGAGACACAATGCGTACGCTGTTCCCCTTCTACGCCTGGCAGCGCCACAACATCCCGATTCAGTTCGAGTCGTGGCTGCAGCAGACCGGCAAGCAGATGCTCCCGCTGCAGGCGGTGCAGAACCTCAATTACGTGCTCTCCGGCGACGACGCGCAAATGGCGCAGGGCAAGCCCGGCGCTCCCTACGACGTGCTGGCGCCCACGAGCATTCCTGGTCAGCTCCTGGCCACAAACCTCAACGTGCCGGCGAAGGACCCGGAGGAGCTGATTGACGAGGGGCCGCTCGACTTCCTCTTCAACCGCGCCACGCCGCTGGCCACACTGCCGGTGGAACTTCAGACGGATATGCCGGACCCCTTCGAGGGGCCCGGCTCCTACGGTCAGACCACCTTCTACACGCCGACCGAGCCAGAGGCCCCGCAACGGGTTCCCGCGTTCGGCACCACCGGTCCGATGATCGACCCCCGGTGGCAGGTCGCCCTGAACGCCATCGGCACGCCGCTCCAGGCGTTGAGCCTACCGCTCTCGCAGCTTGCACAGACTCCGCAGGCCGCCCGTATGGCCGGCGTCTCGCCGGCGACGCAGGCCGTCCTGCAGGCCCTCGGCTTCTACCCAGGCACCTACAACCCGCAGAAGGCAGCGTACGACAACGCCTATGTGCAATATCTGCAGCAGGAGAACCTGAAGACGCTGCTGCGCCGCTACCTACGCGACTACGGGACCTCGGCTCCAACGCCGTACACACCGTGAGAGGAGGTGGCGCGAGGTGTCTGCTTCGACGGAAGAGCTCGCAGGAATCGTTGGGAGGCACACGGGGGAAATCGAGGGCCTGACCCGCTGGCAAAAGCGGCAGAACGGCAGCCTCCAAAAGATCGAGACGCGCCTGGGGCGTCTCGAGTTGTTTCTGGCGATCGCCATCGCGTTGGGGGCTTTGCAGCTCCCATCCGTGGAAAAGGCTGTCGCCATCATGGTCCGCACCTTAGGAGGAGGGTAATCCGATGATCCAGCCAGCTGCTCCGAACATCACGTGGGACGCCAGCCCGAACTTCTGGCCGGGGCGTAGTGGCCGCCAGCCGCTCGCCATCGTCATGCACATCGAGGCAGGTACCGAAGCGGGGACGGACGCTTGGTTCGCCAACGTGAAGAGCCAGGTGAGTGCTCACTTCTCGATTGCCAAGACAGGTGAGATCCGCCAGCACGTCCAGGAGACGGACAGTGCCTGGGCCAACGGCGCGGTAGCGGGGCCCGACCTCTCCATCCCTTGGCTCAAGGAAGCCGTGGAGGCGAAGGTCAACCCGAACTTCCTGACGATCTCCATCGAGCACGAGGGCTATCCAGACCAGCCGATGCCGGCCGCGCAGACCGCAGCCTCCCTGGCACTCACCGCATACCTCTGCGCACGGCACAACATCCCCGCTGACGCGGATCACATCATCGGGCACTGCAAGATCGACTCCGTTGATCGTGGCAACTGCCCGGGGCCGACGTTCCCTTTCCGGGATCTGATCGAGAAGGCGGCGGCGATCCTGAACCCGCCAGCCCCTGCACCCGCGCCGGATCCGGCCCCTGCGCCGGCGGCGTCCTCCACGCCAGCGCCCGACCATCGCACGCAGGTTTCGCTTGACGGCGTCACCTGCACCATCGATTTCGGCTGCAAATCGGTCACTTGGAGCTAAGAAGGAGTGGTCGCAATGATCCAAGGCAACATCGTGTTCTGGCAGGCAGTCGGCGTTATCTGCACTGCAGCGGCCGTGTGGCTCGCGAAAGAGGGCGTGGCATGGCTGCGCAATCACGGCGAACTCACCAAGGCGCAGACCTGGTATCAGCGCCAGGTCAACGCCTACGCCGGCTGGAAGCGCGAACTCGCTCCGCTGATCGCTGAGGCCGTCCCGCTTGTGGAAAAGGTGCTGCAGCCGATCGGGGCCGCGCTCGTCGAGGAAACAGGGCTCCCGCTCGCCACACTGATGTCCATCGGTCAGCAGGTCGCGCATGACGTCGGCGCTGCGGCCGCTAAGGACCTGACACCGCCCCCGTCGCCGCAGCCGCCTACTCCTCCTCCGGCTACCCCCGTGGCGGCGGGGACGACCTCTGCACCTGCGACCCCAGCACCGGCGGCAGCACCCACCCCGCCAGCATCGCCTCCTGCCCCGGAAACCAATGTAGCCACAAACGTTTCGGCGCCCTCACCTGCCTCCCGGCTACAACTAGAGGCAGGCCCCCCTCCAACCTCCGCAAACTAAGTTCCACTCAACGAGAAAAGGACCGGGTCGCCTTCGGGCGGCTCGGTCCTTTTCTCGTTTGCTCTACTCTTCGGCTTGGAGCGTTGCCGCGGCAGTCTGCATGGCTCCGTAGACGGCCGTCTCGTCTGCCAGCGTCACTTGGTAGGCGGTACCCATCAGCGAACTGTATGTGGTCGCGTTCCCCGCCACGTAGTCTTTGGCGGCCACCTGGGCGTCGGTGAGCAGGGTCACCTCATCCGAGAGCCAGTGCGTCTCTTCAGCAGCGAGCGCCACCTGCGCCTGGTCCTTGGTGTTCGTGCCGATTCCCGTCATGTCGCCTGCGTCAGTCGTCACCGCGAGCGCATCCGCAGACAGCGCGCTCACATCGGTTGCGGTCGGGGCCCCCGTCTTCCAGGCGATCACGCGGTGCATGGCATCGGAGATCGCCGCCGAGGCGTTCGAAAGGATGGGATTCGATCGTGCGAAGTACCCCGCGGCCGTGAGCACCGGCGTGGCGTGGAATGCGGTGACGGCCGCAGTGTACGTCTTGCCGCTCCACGTGACGCTGCCGCCCAGGGCCTTCGCGAGCGCGCTCACAGGTACCAGCGTCTGCCCATCGTAGAGGATCGCTGGAACCTTGCCAGTCGAGAGCGCCTGCCCGTTGACGGTCACCTTCACCTTGGGGAAGTCGCAGACGTAGCCTGCTTTAGTCGTCGGGATGCTGTATACGCCATTTGGGTACGCAGAGGCGGCGGCTGCAACACTCGCGCTCAGGAGGATCGCGGCACTTGCTGCCGCTCCGATCCAGCGCTTCATGGTATCACCTTCCTGGCGACACCATAGTGTTCCAGCCGCCGTCAGTCAAATCAGGGGCCTGTCTAGCCTTGGTGCCTTACTGCCCAGTAGGTGCTGAGGATCTTGTTGCGCATGCGCAGCGCCGTGCGCTCTGAGATGTGCAGCCGCCACGCGACCGTTTGCCATGCGAGCTGCTGCACGTACCGCATCTGCACGAGGCGGCGTTCCTGGGGCGTTAGCCTGCGCAGCGTCCGGTCCACCGCGGCGACGGTCGCCAGGGCGTCCTCCACGCGCATTACGTGCTTGTCGAGAGCAGACCCCAGGGTGGTGCCGTGCGGCTCGAACCAGATGATGCTGCCCCCCGGAGTCGGGCGAGACTTTGCGATCTTTTCCTGCAGCGTCCGGTACGACCAGAAATCATTCTCACCAGTCAGCAGGACGTTCTCCGGGTCGGCGCCGGTGAAGTCGTCATTGAGATCGGGCAATCACTCACCTCCCTGCGTCCTGCGCCTCGATGATGCGGCGGGCGTCGCATTTGCCCTTCATGCTGCGCTCGTAGGCGCGCCGTTCACGGCGGTTACTCCACAAGGCCCGCTCCTTCTCCCCAGGCGCGTAGACTTCAGCTCCGTGCATCTTGCCGTCCGCGCTGACCATCACGCGGTCACTCGGCATCGTGCTCGCCCTCCTTCTCGTCGAGCGCATGCTCGTTGCTGTACCAGAGCCAGACCATCCACCCGAAGAGGGCCGCGAACACGGCCCCTTCGGCGTACATCACCCACCAGATCAGCCTGACCTGTGCCAAGCACGACACGGTGATGAACCCTGCGTAGATCGGCAGCCAGAGCCCAGTCAGCCACAGTAGGGGGCGCAGTAAATGGCGGCGCCATGCCTGCTGCCCTGGGGTAATCACTTCGCGCCTCCGTCGAGCGCGCGGATGTGTTCTGGTGCAATGCGATGCGGCCACCACAGCCCGTCGTGGTGACAAAGGCCCGTTTCCGGGTCAGCGAAAGCATCATCAGGTATGGCGGGGTCGTCGATCTCTAGCACGACTGACTGCTCACCGTTCAATCCCGGCCATGGTTGCGGCCCGAGCATCACGTAAGGCGCGGGGGTGCAAAACCACGTTGGTTCCGAGTTGGGCAAAAGCCCGTCTCGCATGATAGACGCCAATCGGTCCCGCGTCGTCGTGTGGTAGCAGATCACTTCGCGCCTCCATCGAGCGTGCGGAGGGCCTTCGCCAACGCGGGCAGCGACTCGTCCATCAGGCAACGGTACATCTCGTCCCGGCCCTCGCTCTCGATGGGGTCCGTGTCCGTCTCGCAGGCGATGCAGTAGGCGTCGTAAGCAGAGAAGTAGTTTGCCGTTTTACGCGCCGCCTCTACGACCGCCATCACCCGTTCTGCAGCAGGGGATGCGGGTTGGGCGAGGGCGGCCTGCACGGACTCGTGCGCAGGTCGTAGTCCTGGGTGTGCAATCGTAAGGAACTGCTCCCAATCCGCCGCCATTCGCGCATCGTGGAGCGCGCTATCGGCTTGCTCCAGCGCCCCGCGCACCACCGCCTCGCGGGCGGCCAACAGGTTGATAACGTAGTCGATGACCGCATCTGCTGCGCTCTCGCGCCTGGCGAAGAGATCGGCCAGCTTTGCGTTCTGCTCCTCAGTCGCGGTGCGTCCGAATTCGCTACGGTAAGCGTCCAAGCACTCGCTCCACGCACCGAAAGGGGCCATCCTGCTCCGAAGCTCGCTGCGCAGCGCCTCCACGTCGCCCGCGTCGGGCTGGGCCTGCGCTGCCCAATCGCCGCATCGCTGGTTCATGTCCGTATCTGGCCACCCCATGCGCTCTGGGGCGTGACGGCGGCAGGTCCCCGTTCCTTCTCCGTCGTCCTCGAAGAACGCGCACGTCCCGCAGGTGGACACGTCGCCCGCGGCGGGCTGGGCGTTGAGGGCGGCGATGATCTGATCAATCTCGCTCTCATCGATGCTGCTAATAAGCGTGTCACCGCCATCAGCGTCGACAATAACCCACTCCGTGAAGGGGTACTCATCGTACTGATGTACGCCCTTGGACGCTGGCAGTTTGATGCTCACCGCTCCTCGCCCCCTTCCAGCGCCTTCAGGCGCGCCGCCATCTGCTCCCAGGTGTCGTCCGGGTACTTGCGGCGCATCCGCTCCACTGTCTCCACATGGGCGTGCGCCTGGAATGCTAGTTGCTCGATCTCGAAGTTGGTCGAGGGCTGCCAGCCTGTCACCGCTCCTCGCCTCCCGTCAGTTCTCGCAGCATCTCGAGGGCCTCATTGAGCAGCCCTTGCCGGTAGAGCGGAGCCAGTTTCGCCCACGGCGTCACTGGATACCCTCGTTCACGCGAGTGCGTCTCGTGGATCTGTTGGGCCAACTCCTCCGCGCTCGGCAGCAAGGCCTTGAGCACCTGCGCCCGCAGCGTGTCGTTCTGCTTCGCCAGCGCAACGAAGTCGTCGAAGTTGACGATTTCTCCCATGGGCACGTACCCCGCAGCGCGCAGGTCGCTGTCGGTGGCCTCGTCGAGGTGCTTGTATGACCACTGCGTTGCCATGAGCCTCGGCAACAGTTCGCGACTGTCACGGCACACCAACAGCACGCGGTGCTCAATGCCTTCGCCGAACGTGATCGGCTGCTGCTCGCTCATCGCACTCCACCGTCCTGCAGCGCTTTACGGCCCTGGACTGTGACGCGCCAGAGGCGACCGGTGGTGTAGACGTAGCCGTCGTGGCCTGCGCGGCCCAGGAATCGCACAAGGCCTTTATCCATCGCGCGATAGGCGGAGCAGCGCGTACCGCGCTCTCGGTTGAGTCGCCGCACGTCCACGTCGCTGAACACGTCCCGCTCCGCGAACGCCTCCAGAATCGCGCGCTCGCTGTCCGTCAGTGGCCGCACGTCAGTCCACCTCCCAGTGCGAGTAGATGTCGGCCCCGCAGAAGGGGCAGTACCGCAGCACCACGCCGTACGCCGTGAACTCGCCACTGCGGGCGTAGACGAGTGACTTTGACGGCTTGAGCGTCTCGAAGTTGACCGTCTCGAAGAGGATCAGCCCTTTGTGGGTCGATGGCGCTCCGTCCTCGATTGCGTTGTGCAGAGCCTCACAGGGTCGCAGCAGTCCACCCTCGGCGTGGCACTTGTCCGTCCTTGTGCTTAGCACCGGCGCTTCCCATCCGTTGGCTCTCTTTGTCAACTCGGCACCTCCTCCACCAGCACTTCGATCCTCGGCGCCTCCCGGTCCACGCCGCCCATTCGCACGCGCGGCTCCAGGTGAGCGAAGTCGTCGTCCTCGATCACGCCAGCCATCACCAGTGAGTCCGAGAGGAACTTGCCGCCGTAGTTCTCCGCGTCGAACCGCCCATTGCGCGGAAACCAGTAGGTGTACGTGACTATCGCTTTCTGCATCGCCGGCGGCTGCCACCCGGCCTCCACAACGAGATCGCCCACGAGTGCGTACACGCGGTCTACGTGCGCCTTCCGCTGCCGCCAATGCCATCGGCTCCACTCGTTGAGGCTGGGCTGTGTCCGCACCGCGACGAGCTTGCCGTCCTTCTTGCGCCGCTTGTGGCGCAGCACCCACGGGACGACAATCCGGAGCTGCCTAGCCATGCCTGATCACCTTCAGCCGGTTTCTGGCTGTGCGGTCCCGATGCCAGCGGCGACCACGGCGTGCGGTCACCGCCTCGATCTCCAGCAGCACAGCCAGCAGAGCGATGCAAATCACCCAGGACATTGCGACGCCGATGACGATCCACCAGAAGGGGCTCATGACTGCGCCTCCCTTGTCGCCTCAGGTCCATTGATCGGCCGCACCAGCGCCGCCCTGTAGATCCAGTGGTCGGGCGCATCGTTGGGCTTGACGACTGCGATGGCCTCGCGGGCCGTTGGCGCCCACACGTACACCAACGAGCGGATAGAGCAGGGCGACCACGGGGTGCTGGTTTCGACTTGGTAGAGACGCATGCGTGGGAACAACTGGGGGACCTTCACGTCCGCCCACCCCCGATCACCCGCAAGTGCTTGCCCTCGTGCGTGCGCTGCAGCGTGGGGCGTGGCAGGCTCTCGCGCCAGAACAGGAGACCGAGGGCGACGAGGCATAGCGTGGGCAGTGTGGCGAGGCCGAGGATGTACGCGAGCAGCGGGGTCATGCGAGGGCACCCGCCTTCCGCCGTGCAGCGATGTAGGTCGCAACCCGTCGCCGCAGGGTCTCCTGACGCACCCACACCGCAGTGCCGTAAAGCGACCAGAGCCATTGCCGCTCGGTGGTGGCCATGAGACTGAGCAGCATCTGCTCCGCAATCGCCTGGGCGGCGGGGATGGGGACCGCGTTGCCGATCCGCTCGCGCGCCCTGGCCTGCGACTTCCCGACGAGCTGCAGGGGGCTGCCGTCAGGCATGTGCGTCGGGAATCCCTGCAGCACGGCGAGCTCGAACGTGGTGAGCGGCCGGTGCCACGTGCCGTCCTCGGCGATGATCACCCAGGCGCCGTTCTCCGTATCCCGCGGCAGGCGAGGGTCCGCAACCGCGGCCGCGCCTTGGGCGTGCACATCGCCCGCCCCGGTAACGGTCGGTGCCGCCTCGTCCCAGGCCACCACGCGCATCGCGCCACTGTGCGGGCTGCACGAGAGCCGCGGATCGGCGACGGACGGGGCGCCGCTCCCGACCGTGTCTTCCGGGGTGACGGTGTTGGCGGGCTGCTTCCAGCCACGCACAGAGAGTTGGCCGCTTCGCCGTGAGTGCCGATCGGACACTCGAGGATCCGCCACGGCCGCCCCGGAATTCGAGGAGAATCCGCCGCCTTGGCCTGTGACGGTTCGTGCGGGATCGCCCCAGAGCGTGACCGCCATGTGGCCAGGGAAGTGCTCGCCCGGCAGTCTCGGGTCCTGGACCGCTGCGGGCATGTTGCTGCTTGAGACGGACGCGCTCCCCGTGACCGCTGGGGAGGGCCCCTCCCACGGGATCACGCCGAGCAGACCAGGGCTGCCGTGGTAGTTCGCGCCGTGCTCCCTCACGCGCGGATCCTGCACCGCTGCCACGCCGTTGGAGCCGCGGACGCTGGCCGCACCCACGACCGTGGTGGCTGGCACGTCCCAGCGGGCCACCCGGAACACGCCCTTGCGCGGCTCGTGCCCTAGGCGTGGGTCGGCGATCCCCTGGTCGCGACTCGACGTGACGGTGCCAAGGGGCTGGTCGAAGCCTGTCACCCGGTAGATGTGGTTGAACGGGGTGCGCTCGGGTCGGATGGCGTAGCTGCCCGGGGCAATGCCCTGAAGGGCGCGCCAGTCAGAGCCCGCTGGGATCAGCGCGAGGCGCACCCAAGTGAGCCAGGAGAGCCGCGGCAGGCGGTGCATCGCGCCTCCCTGCGGGTCGTCGGGCATGGGCAGTGGACCGATGGCCTCGCCGATGCTCCGCACCTTGCGGATGGGCGGTTGGTACAGGAACGCCGGGATCCGAGCCGGGCGCCGTGCCACGAGCAGGTAGCGCCTGCGGTGCTGGGAGAGTCCGCCCGTCTCGCCGAGGTCGTGCGTCTCCTCGTGGAACACGTAGCCGCGGTCGCGCAGGAGGGCCTTCGCCGCTTTCAGGAGCTCAGCGCCCCGCGTCGTGATCCGCGGCACGTTCTCCAGGATGATCAGCCCCGGCGGATCGTAGGGCCACGCGGCCAGGATCAGGGCGATGCCGCGGAGAGTGAGTCTCGAGAGCGCGTGGTACTTGGGTGAGTTGGCCGCCTTCGACGGCAGGAGGCCACTGAACGCCTTGCAAGGCGGAGACGTGAAGACCACGTCCGGCCGGATCCCGTTCGCGGCCGCCCGGATGTCTGCCGGTGTCGCCTCCGCCCAGCCCTCAGGTGGCTCGCAGCCGTGGAAGTCGCGATAGTCGTCGCGGGAGAAGAGGTCGAGTTGCGCCTCTGGGATGCCGGTCAGGCGCGCAAAGTCTTCGCAGGCTTCAGGGTCGGAGTCCGCGCCGCCAAGGAGGGCGAACCTGCCGCGGTGTCCGCTCAGCTCCTGGCGCGCCCGCAGGAACCCCAGGGCCCCTCCGCCCACGCCGCCGAACGGGCACCAGACGGTGTAGACGAGGTCGCTCATCGCTCTGCACCTGCGAGCGCGGCGCGACCGGCGTCGGTCAGCGCATACGCGCGCTCGTTGACCACCAAGCCCAAGTACCGCGTCCAGCCACGACGCCTGCACGTTTCGGCCATGTTCATGGAGACGTGGCCGCTCTGAGGCGAGCCCATTCCCCACGTTGCGAGAAATCTCAGCCACTCCATCTGCTTGGGAGTGGGGCGCGCGGCTGCGCGCCCCTTCGGGTATCCTGTACTCGGCACGTCTCCCGCTCTGCCGGCCAAAGCGCGCGAGGGGATGTGCCCTTCCTGTGCCCTCATTGCCCCAACGGCAGCTGACCGTCCGGCGCCTGATCGCCGGTGATGGTGAGCTGTGCTTCTTGGATCTGCACCACCACGTCATGCCCGGTCTGGCTCGCGACGGCACGCAACACTTCACCGTCGTACTCGGCCGTCAGGACCACCTGCATCGCGATACCATCCGATGTCGGCTTGACGGTCGCTTTATCTACACTCGCTGAGAATCTCACCAACTCGGTCCCTCCTAGCCCAGCAGGATCTGCTCGAACAGCGGTTCCACGGTGTCAATCAGCTGCAACGTCTCGGTGTAGCCGTCCTGGTACGTCTCCACCCGCAGGTGTTCGCAGGTCTTCAGGTGCCGCAGTGCAGTGGGCTTATCGAGGCCGAGGAGCACCGGCGACGGGAACGTGACCACGATGTGGCTTGCGGATTTCGGCTCGTCGGGCAACTCCGCGCTGCGCTCGCCCTCGCCCGCCTGTGGTGCAGCCAGCGGGTCCGCCGTCGTCTCCTCTAGCTCCTCTGGTAGGTCTGTCACCTTCATCGGCGGCAACTCGATCGACGGCCGCCACCGCTTCTCGCCAGCGTCCCAGCCCACGCCCTTGACCGCAGCGTGGAGGAACACAACACCAGGCTCGACATGCTCCTGCTGCGCGATCGTTTCGGGCGCCAATCCAGCAGCAATACTCTCCGCGATAGCCTTGGTAAGTGCCTCGTTGGCGTCCGCTCCGTCGCCATCAGGTAGACCGCCGATCTGCTCCCACCGCTCGCCGATCCACTCCAGCCCCAGCTTGCGGGCGTGCGCCCTGATCGTTGCGCTGCCCACAAATCGGAGCGCCTTTTTGATCGCATGAAACGACGTACCGGCCAGGATCATCCCATCGAGATCTCGCGCCTCGTCGCTCGTAAGTGCCATGTCTGCTTCGCTCCTTTTCGGATGTTTCGGGATGTAGGGCCCCACGCCCAAGCGTTTGAGTTCGGCCGCCAACTGTTCCGGGCTCAGCGTGTAGGTCGTGAGCGTCTGCGGTGGCGGAAGCCCCATGTCCATCACGTCGGCCACTCCTCCGTTTCTGCCTCCTTCTCGGGCGGTCGCTCCCCAGCGGGGCCGTCCTCGAACGTCTGGATCTCCGGCCGCCAGGTGAGCGGGATCGCCCTCCCGGATCGGCCGCTCCTTGCCTTGGCGACCAGGAGCCACGACGTGTTGTAGCCCTTGGGGTGCCAGAGCAGAAGCACCATGTTGGAGTCTGCCTCGATCCGCCCGGTGCCCCGGAGAACGTCGAGTGTCGGCTTGCGCATCTGGCGCTGCCGGATCTCCCGCGTGAACTGCGACACCAGCAGGATGGGAACGCGCGTCTGCTGCCCCAAGCGCTGCAAGGTGCGCGTGATGTACTCCAGCTGCCGCCGCTCGTCGCGCAGATCCGAGTGGTGGCCGACCGGCACCAGCTGCAGGTAGTCGACCACCACCAACCCCAGCAGCGGGTTACGCACCGCCGCCAGTCGCACACGCAGCGAGAGCTCGTCGATGTCCGGCTGCGTGTCGTCGATCTCCATGTGGCCGCCGTACTCACCGATTCGCTGCTGCGCAGCCGCCACGAGGGCTTGCTCGTCGTCCTCCAGCGATCCCGAGAGCAGCACGTCCAGGGCCACTCCGGACTCCTTGGACAGCTGCCTGGCAACGAGCTCCTCTGCGGTCATCTCGTAGGTCGCCACGTAGACGTCGAGGCCGTAGGCCGCATGGCTATAGGCGATCTGCTGCGCCAACTGTGACTTGCCTTTGCCTGTCTCGGCGCCGAGGGTGATGAGGTGCCCAGGGCTCACCCGTAGCCACTGCTCCGCGTGCGGCATTCCGCACCAGAGAGGCCGGGTGGCCTGCTGCTGAAGCGCGCCTGGCAGAGCCTCAGTCATCGTGCGCGGGCGTCTCCCGACCTGACCGTGCGCCATTGCCTCAAGGGCCTGCGCGGCGTCGTCCTCGGTGTAGTCGGCATCGGCCAGCCGATCGGAGAACATGCGGGCGTCGTATGCCAACTGTCGCAGGTGCGATTCCCGCCGCACGCCCTGAACGGCCGTGATGTAGTCAGTCGAGCCCAGCGGCACCCAGTCCCGCAGGAGGCCGAGAAGCTGCGACGGGCCGACCGTCTCCGCGTCCTTGCGCTGCTGCAGCACGTCCAGCACTGGCTGCATCGTCGGCTCGCCTCCCGCCGCTACGACCTCCTGCATCGCCGCGAACACCGCACCTCGCCGTGGGTCACCGAAGTCCGCCGGCGTGATCTGCTCCGCGGCCTGACCGAACGCCGCGCGGCAGTCCTGTTCGTAGAGGATCCAGCCGAGGACGTAGCGCTCATGATTCGCGGCGAGGGCGGCATCCCTAACCCGTACCGCCTGCGTCCCCTCCTGCCGGCGCCTCGGCTGCTGCACGCTGTCTCGCCTCCCTCGCTGCCGTTGCCAGCCGTCGGTGCTCCATCGCCGCTAGTTCCTCTGCCATGGTCGGTTCCGGCCTCCGAGGAGTCGGAGGCGGCGGGGCCTGTGCGGCCACCTTCGCCAGCCAGGCAAAGGGCCGCTCGATGGTGCTGTCCAGACTCGCGGTCGCGAGCTTCCCGATGGCGTAGCCGACCGCGTTCTCGCCGTGCTGCTTGACGAGCTTCCCGATGCGTCCGAAGTCCTTTGGATCCTCGTTGCCTATGGCTTCTCGGTATGATGCAGTGAGTCTCTGCACCGGCGTCTCGCCCCTCGGAGGACAGTCCGCCGCGTGCGGAGGAGACGTAGTCTCCGGAGCAGAGATGGAGTTATTGAGTTGAGAGATGGAGTTAAGAGATGGAGAGTGCCTAATCGGTTTAGGCAACGGTTCCCCTAACTGTTTGGTCAACGCTTCATGGAACACAGGAGCCAACTGTTTAGCTAACTCCAGGAACCTCGCTTTGAGAGGGGTTGCCGGTAGGGTTTCGAAGGATTTGCGCGCCGCCTTCATTTGGTTCGGGTTCTCAGGGGCTTGGTAGCGCAGTGCGTGCGTCAACAGGGCAACCTGCGCCTTGTCGTCGTACTGCAGAAACTCGCCCGAAACGAGGACTTTCCAGGCGGCATTCAGTCGCCGTTGCGACCAACCCAGGTCACCGAGCGCGTACGATTTTGGCAGCCGGAAGATGCCTTCAGTGGTACGGTGTGGACACGTAAGCAGGTAGAGAGCGAGCAGTTTAATGTCGTCATCCCAGCACGAACTCTTCTCGTCGGTCCAGAACCGGGTGGCGACCCGGAAGTATCGCGGCGCTTCTGCCACTCCCTACCCCTCCTTCCCTGAACCTGAATAACGAATGTCGTTCCTGTGCACACTGGGATGCGAGGTAGTAGCGGATCGACGCAGGCGGACGGTCATTGACCGCTCGCCTGCTCCTTGTCCGCGTCCCACACGCGCTGCACGAACGCGCGACGGAAGCGGATCTTCATGGGGAACTGGTCATCGGGCTGCGGCGTGCGGCAATCGGCAGGGTCAACGATGAGTTGCACGGCCAGGCGCGGGCGCTCATCGTGGAACCCTTCGCAGTCGATCAGGTTTGCGCAGGCGTGCAGGCCACGACCGCACTCGATCTTCGGGTTCGGGTCCCAGTCCGGGGCCTCGACTTCCTGGCCTTCGGGGTACGCGAAGCAGCGCGAGGTGCCGTCTTCACACACGTACTTGAGCAGGGTGAGCTTGCCGTCGTCGGTGCGCTTGGCCCCGTGCGCGAGTGCCCAGTCCTGCACGGTGCGAATGATCCGGTCGATCACGATAGCCGAGCCTTCGGCGACGTAGGTCGCAGCGGCGTGCAGGATCACGGTCGCCCAGTCGCTGGCATGCACCGTGACGGTCGCCGAGAGTACGCGCACGATCGCACGAGCAATTGCAGTCACGGTGGCGTTGTCCGACGCCTCGACGGTGGCGTTGCCCGACGCCTCGACGGTGGCGTTGCCCCACGCCCTGACGGTGGCGTTGCCCCACGCC